CCGGCAGAAGATCCGGATATTCCGGCATCAGGATATTACGGTGCGGCATCGAGAACGAATGGAAACCAGGTATCATCAAACCGCCCGACACATTTCAGTTCATGGGCGCGCAGGAGCATTATTCCGGATCGTATGGCAACCGCTATTCTGAACGCAGCCGGGCGCACCTCAGCTTTCATCAGTGGTAAGGCACCGGAAATCAAACCCTCGCCCGGCGGCGACACGCCATCGGGTCCGTCTGCAGATACGTCCGTTCGCACAATCTCCCTGCTGCCGACAGCCGGAGAGGCTGCTGCGCAGGGCTGGACCATTAAGGACGGCGGAATTCAGTTGTCGGGTGGTGTATTTAAGATCGCCAAGCAGAGCAATAAAACCTGGTCCCTGACGCATCCGGTGGATGACGCAATTACCCTGCTGACACAGGGCGGCAGACTGACCTGTAAGTTCCGCCTGTCAGGCGCACTGACCAACAATCAGTTCGGGCTGGGGATTTATCTGTATACGGATGCTCCCGTTCCTGATGGTGTGGCGATGACGGGTACCGGTAATCCGTTCCTGATGTCGTACTTCACTCAGACCACTGACGGCAGAGTGAATCTGATGCATCACAGGAAAGCCGGAAACACGAAGCTGGGGGAGTTCGGCGATTACGGTAACGACTGGCAGACGCTGGAGCTGGTGTTCACCGCCGGCAGTGCCACGGTTACTCCGAAACTGAATGGAGTGGCTGGCCCGGCATTCCAGGTTATAAAAGACAGTCTGACACTGGGACTGAATGCGCTGACGCTGACGGATGTTACAAAAAATGCAGCGTATGGCGTTGAGATAGAAAGTCTGGTGCTGGAGATAAATGCACCGGCATCATCATAAAAAGTGAGCCAGTCAAATGGAAGGTATCGTTAAACTCACCGGTAGTGTCAGTGGGTCGTCTGAGACGCCTGCATGAGTTATCAGAGCCATCAGTAGTTAACTGGTGGCTTTTTTATTGTTGTCAGCTTCCGGATAACGGGAGACGGGGTATGTACCAGATGGAAAAAATCACAACAGGTGTGTCATACACCACGTCAGCGGTGGGGACGGGATACTGGTTACTGCAGCTGCTGGACAAAGTCTCTCCGTCCCAGTGGGTGGCGATAGGTGTGCTGGGGAGTCTGCTGTTTGGCCTGCTGACGTATCTGACTAACCTGTATTTCAAAATCAGAGAGGACCGGCGTAAGGCGGCGCGGGGAGAGTAAAGTGATGAATAAAAAATACGAACTGGTTGTTAAAGGGATAAATAATTACCCGGATAAGATTACTGTTACTGTGGCACTGGAAATTGGTGGGTATCCGTCACTGTTGTTGCCATATGTGGCGATTAGTCTTGACCGTACTGAAGGTGCCACGCTGGAGTTTTACGAAGCTGAGGCGAAAAAGCAGGCGAAGCAGTTTTTCATGGATGTTGCTGCCGGGTTATGTGAAGGGGATGGTCCGTTGCCGGAAAAGCGGCCCATCATTTTAGAGGCGCAGGATGTGTTGATAACCTACAGAGGAAAACTACCGGGAATAATTACTGGTTCTCTGAAGACTCCACCGCTGGCCTGAAGACTTAACATATCCAGGGATTTGAAATCGATAAATCCTGATAAATATCCATGAACGCAAAAATCAAATACGGCCTGTCGGCTGCCGTTCTGGCGCTGATTGCCGCAGGTGCGCCTGCGCCTGAAATCCTCGACCAGTTTCTGGATGAAAAGGAAGGTAACCACACCACGGCATACCGTGATGGCGCGGGTATCTGGACCATCTGTCGCGGTGCCACCCGGGTGGATGGTAAGCCTGTCCTCCCGGGCATGAAGTTGTCGAAGGAAAAATGCGACCAGGTTAACGCCATTGAACGTGATAAGGCGCTGGCATGGGTGGAGAAAAACATCAAAGTGCCACTGACCGAACCCCAGAAAGCGGGGATCGCGTCATTCTGTCCGTACAACATTGGTCCCGGTAAGTGTTTCCCGTCGACGTTTTACAGACGAATTAATGCAGGTGATCGCAGGGGAGCGTGTGAGGCGATTCGCTGGTGGATTAAGGACGGTGGCAGAGACTGCCGTATTCGTTCAAACAACTGCTACGGTCAGGTATCCCGTCGTGACCAGGAGAGCGCGCTGGCGTGCTGGGGTATCGACAGATAAGCAGAATATTTTGCTGAAAAATAAGGCATGGCCACGCGGGCGGATAACACGAAATCCTGCGAACTGGCGAAACGTAAGTGAATAAAAGTAAAAACCCCGTTTGTTGGCAGCAAGCGGGGTTTTGTTTTTATGGCAGTAAGCTATGGGAGGCTGCCTTGATTGATTTTAGCAAACTGATTAGGGAGTTGCGACTCATGATTAGTCAATTACCAAACTGGAAATTTTTGCTGGTCTGGAGCATCCCTTTTTTATGGGTAGTATCCCAGTTAATTGTGGCAATTAAGGGGTAGCTATGTCAGACAAACTCATAACGCCGGCAAAGGTCCTCTGTGTGATTGTCGGTATTTCATTTTCACTAATGCTGGTTGCTCTTTTTCTGTCCCTCGCCTGGGTGATGTTGTCTTCGTCGGGGCTGCTGGGGTGACAGTGACTGATGACATCAGCAGAGCGCTGGCTTTTGCTATTAAGTGGGTGGCTGTTGGTATTGCTGTGTCTCCGATGCTATATGGGCTGGCAAAACTGGTCATTGCGCTGAAATCGTGAACTTTAAAAAGATGAGTGCTGAACTTATTCGGGCAATGGCATTTGCCATTCGTATTGTGGCCATTGCTGTTCTGGTCTGGGCAATCCGTTGGTGGTGAAATGAACCGCGTTCTGTGTGTGGTCATCATTGCTCTGCTGGTGGCCTGTGGTGCGCTTAGTCTGGGGCTGAATCATTACCGCGATAACGCCATCACTTACAAAGCGCAGCGCGATAAAAAAGCCAGTGAACTGAAGCTGGCGAACGCAACCATTACTGATATGCAGGTGCGCCAGCGCGATGTTGCTGCGCTCGATGCAAAATACTCGAGGGAATTAGCCGATGCGAGAGCTGAAAATGAAACTCTGCGTGCTGATGTTGCCGCTGGTCGTAAGCGCCTGCGGATCAACGCCACCTGCTCCGGTACCGTGCGTGAAGCCACCGGCACCTCCGGCGTGGATAATGCAACCGGCCCCCGACTGGCAGACACCGCTGAACGGGATTATTTCATCCTCAGAGAACGGTTGATGACAATGCAGAAGCAGCTGGAAGGGGCGCAGGAATATATCCGTACTCAGTGCCTGAAATAAGTTTTGTTGATGCGCCGTATCGTCGCTGTATTCCCTCATTAACAGAGACCGCAGCCCGACAGGGAGACTCCTCTGCGCGAGTGTGCGGGGATAATCAAAAACGATACACACCGGGGTTTACCGCGTTAACGGAGCGCGGCGTTGTCCCCTCATAGTCGCCAGTCCGGTGCGATGGTGGAAGAAACAGGACGATGTGTTACCTCGCAAGCCCTGTTATGTCATGTGTCTGATTTGTGATTTAAGTCGGATAATTGTCGTTGCCATTAAGCAGAGGATTGATGACCGACAGGGCGGCATTGTTAGAATAAGACTTATTTTTATCTGTGCGGGGAATGAAAATGAAAAGAAATCTTCCGTTAATTATTTTGTTGTCTTCTCTGGTTATGGGCTGTACGCAACATAAAACAGATATGCCCCGACAGTTGGTTAAGGCATTACCACAATATCCGGCCTATGCAGCGGCAAATTATATAAAGGGACGGGTTGATGTGAGGTTTGATATTGGTGCTGATGGTACTGTCACCCGAATTGAGTTTATTCGTTCAGAGCCGCACCATCTGTTTGATGAGCAGGTTGTAAAGGCGATGGCAAAATGGCGATTTGAGAAGGACAGGCCGCGTAAAGGCGTGAAGAAAACGTTTATCTTTAGTCCTTCTGCACCCTGATTATTTCATCAGAAATTAATTATCACTCTGTTGTTATTCTGTACATCCCGGCAGGGTAAGTCTTGTTCCGTCGGATATGAAGATGAAATATTGTGGGAGGACAGTGGGTACCTGCTCCTGTAACCGAACGTTCATTTCTCGTTATTTGTCATGCTGGCCGGGCGCAGATGCGTTGCATCTGTTGCCAGCCTTCTCCTGCAGGCTTCAATAACCCACGCTGAAAAGTTACCGGAACCTTTATGTTCAAGGGCGATATTGATCTGTTCAATCATGTGATTGGGGAAACGGATGTTGCGGGTTGTTGTTCTGCGGGGCCGGTTTTTCGATGACATTTTCTTTCCTCTGGTGACAAGCTATATGGAGAGGATTTTACATGGCTGTGCTTCGTACGTTACCGGGCAGAATCAAAACACTGAATACCCGACGGGTGAATATTCTGAAGGGTGAACAGCGTCGTGTCAG